CCGCTTATTATTCGTGGACCTGCAGAACTTGGCGACAAAATTAAGCAGTTTAAGTTTGAGCGCTCGTTTGACCCTGCACTTGCACAACGCGCAGATCGCGTCCTCGAGCGTATCCTCCAGGGACTTGATGTTCCTAAGGATATTGTCACAGGGCTTGCAAACGTTAAGTACTCTAACGCGCTCCAAATTGATGAAGCTCTCTATAAGTCACATATCGAACCGTTGATGCTTCTTATCGCGGACGCTCTCACAGTTGCATACCTACGCCCTGCGCTCGTTGCAGGAGGGTTTGCCGAGGAGGACGTTCGACGTATTACCGTTTGGTTTGACCCTTCACAGGTTGCTACACGTAATGACAGAGCGGCCGATGCAGACTCAGGCTTTGACAAGATGGCGGTGTCCTACGAGACATGGCGTCGCGCTCACGGCTTTGCGGCTACCGACGCGCCGGATCCAAATGAGCTTGCTATCCGCCTTCTCGTAGAGAAGGGCTCTATCTCTCCAGAGCTTACACAGGCAATGATTGGAGCTATCGCTCCCGAGGTTATGAAGTCTGTTCGCGATTCGCAACAGGCTGACTCCGTTGCTCCCGTTCCTCAGGAGATTCAACAGATCTTAGAGAACGCAACGCCACCTGCAACTCCTGCCCCGGCAGAAGAAGAATTACCACCAGCTCTACGGGAAGGCATCTAACTACAATGGAAAAACCAAAGGTTGACAAGACAGACCTTGTTAACGCCCTTGCTAACGTCGCTGCCGTCGCCGTCGGTCTTTACCTTGAGAAAGAGAAGCAGGCTGAACCAATTACAGCAGCAGGAATTATCGTTGCTGAAGAGCAGGACCTTGCTGCAGCTCTCTTAGAGATCGCAGAGAAGCACGGAAAGTTTAACGAGGACAAAACAGGCATCTGGGCAGGATACACTCCTGCGGCTGAAAACGAGTATAAAGAAATTGGTGTTAAGTGCATCAACTGTGTACTCTACGAAGGTCCTGGTGTTTGCAAGATTATTAAACAACCAATTGAAGACGACGGCAAGTGCCGCTTTGCGGTTATCCCTGACGGAGTAGTTAAGGTTGAAGACAGCCAGATCACGGCTTCAATTGATTTATTAGACTCTGTTGATACTTCTGCGCTTGCAAACAAGAGTCCTTGCTGGGATGGTTACAAGCAAGTAGGAATGAAAAAGGGCAAGAGCGGGAAGATGGTGCCAAACTGTGTGCCTGTAGATGCGTCGAATGATTCAGAGCTTGCAGTTGAAGAAGAGACATATGATTGTCCCGAGGCTACGCAGGACATTGAACTTAACTTAAAGAATCGTCAAAACGCAATTGACAACGTTGGTTACGGCCCATTGAACCCAAATGAGCCTAACGAAGAATTTTGGCAAGAAAAAGCTGACAAGTGGAAAACAACTGCCGAGGAAGCAAAGACTGCAGTTTGTGGAAATTGCGTATTCTTTATTCGCACTCCAAAGATGCTTGACTGCATTGCGTCTGGAATAGAGCAAGGTGACTCAAGCGCGGTAGATGCTGACGCAGCAATTGGCCAGGCAGAGCTTGGATACTGCGAAGCGCTAGATTTCAAGTGCGCTGCTTCTCGTACGTGTAACGCGTGGGCAACCGGCGGACCTATTACTGCAGCAAGCTCACGTAAGGCTTCAAAGAAAGATCGTATCCGCGGCTCAAAGAAAAACAAGCCAGGATCTGCTTCAGGATCTAAGAAGATTGTTTTCTCTGCACGAACAGAGGCAGGACTTCGCAATAAGGTAGCAGCGCATAACGAAAAAGCAAAGCCTGGGCGTAAGGCAACACTTCCAATGTTAAAGGCTGTCTACCGTAGAGGTTCAGGCGCGTTCTCATCTAGTCATCGACCAGGTATGACTCGCGACGGTTGGGCAATGGCTCGTGTTAACGCTTTCCTTAAGCTTTTAAAGTCTGGCTCACCTGCAAATTCAAACTACAAGCAGGACAACGATCTTTTGCCTAAGGCACATCCCCGTTCTTCTCGTGCAGAGGCTTCAATAATGCAACATGAACTTTTATCTATAGCGCTTAAATCTGCAGATGAGTATGGCTCACCTGAGCACGCTATTCACGCGATGGCTGAGTATTCATCTTTAGGCTATGAGGCAATCCCTGCGCTACGCGGTGCATGGCTACGAGGTGTAAGAGACGGGGATATCCCGTTTGAGCGAGCATATACACTAGCGACAAAACTTTATGAATCTAAGGACGCAGATTTACTTCCAAAGAAGCGCAAGGGAGCTATGTAATGGACGCACCTCTAAACAAGAAGATTGAGCGTACGCTAAAGCGTAAGGCTGCACGTAAGAAGAATGACAGTAACTATATGCCTGTACTATCTCTTCGCGAGCAAGTTCTTGCACTTGTCTCTGAGGCAAACTCTAAGGTTCCTCAGGAGCGTCGCGTAACTCCACGCTCTGCGCTTATTGTAATGAACCGAGCACTTTCAAGTTTGTCTTCACTCGATGACGTCTCATTAGACTTTGCGGTGATAAAAGAGGTTTCACGCTTCCTCAACGTTGCAACAAAGACGTTTACAGCTAGCCAAACACATAACACAGATCTATTAGTTGCAGGTCACCCGCTCTCTACTCTCAACGCCTCGCTGTCAGGTGAAGAGTTTCTTAAGAAGAACGCGCGATGGATTGCAGCCGATCCTTCTATCGACGAATCAATTCGTCCTCTAGTCGCATCCGCACATGCAGCAACACCAGGTTCACTAGAACGCGAACACGCGTTTGCCCGACTTAATGCAAGTAAGACTCTTCTCGCCGCGTACTTTAAGATTGATAACCTTTCACCTATCGTTGCCGCGTTTGGCAGCGGTAACTCTTCTGCAGCTCGACGCGCACGCGTTGCCTTACAGTGGCGTGACAAGAAAGGCCGCTGGGTTGAAATGGGACGCGGTGCAAACTTCCGCTTCCGCACATCTGGTGGCTCAGTTGCAGCAGCGTCCGGTGTCTATGTAGGTGTAAGCTCACCAAGACCAGGAGCTGCAAACCAGCGTCCAGCTGGTCTTATCCAAGTTTCAGGAAATAAAAATCTACCAGACGGCATCTATGCAGTTCAACCTGGAAACGTTGATACGTACGCCGCGCGCATTTCAAGCGAAGCTCTTAAGAAGGCTGGAATTACTCCAGGTGCTACACCAGACCAATCAGTTTTAGGAATTCCATCAAGGGCTGACATTATAGCTACACGTCAAGACGCGCCCACAGGCTGGACAAAGGCAGATGACAACACATTTACGTCAGATGATAACTACACCGCTAAGGTAACCGACGGTGAGTATACTCTCTATCGTCAAAATGCAGATGGTTCACTTGCGGACAAGGTTGGCGACGCAGGTAACTGGGCTGATGTTAATGATCTCGCTAACGGAGATCAAGAAGCGTACGACGCAGTTAAAGGCGAGAGTCTTACAGAAGGACAGCGGGATGGCCAGCGGGCAGTTAAAGCTCGCCTAGATACTAGAACAGCTTATAACGCAGAGTTTGATAGACTTGAAGAACTTGTCAAGAGCGGCGTAGATCAAAATGGAAACAAGGTACCCGCAGGTTGGGAAGGCGTCGTTAGAAGAGGCCGCATGCCAGATGTTGAACGTAGAGCAATTGGCGCAGATAGAGTATTTGGTGAAGAAGGACTCCCGTACGTCGAGTACAATAAGGAAATCGCAAATGATTACGCTAGTCCTGTATCGGTTAAAGCTGGATACGATTTTGGTGGTAAATTTAGCGCGTATGATAAAGAGTACCCGTCGTGGGAGGCAGCTGAAGCAGACATTCCACGTTGGATTAAGGCAGAAGAAGTTAAGCGTGACCGTAAACTAGAGCCTATCGCTAACATCCCTTCTGCTAAAGCCGGAGGCAAAGAAATCTACGAACGTCGCATGGCAGGCGACTCACTTGACAAGGTTGCAAAAGATCTTGGCATTCCTCGTGAAGAAGTTCGTCGCCTAGAGGCGGAGTATGGGCGTACTCTTGAAGGTAACGCTCCTGTGTCAGATGACAAGTCAGTAGACGAAATCAACATGGATCCACCTATAGATGGCGCGGAGAAGTTTAGTGGCTCGATAACTCAACAAATTATTAAGCTACAAGCAAGTAGAGACCCTAATGCAAAAATTGAAGGAACTCTTGAAAACGGCGTTAAGTATAGTATCTATAAGAAAGACGGAAGAGGCGGTTTGTGGGGAGAGTCTGGTGTCATCCCTGACATTGTAACTGTAGATCTTAGCGGCAGAACGTTTGATGCTAGACAAGCTATCAAACAAGAGATGTTTAGATGGGATGCAACTGACAAGGTCTGGCGTCGTACTCACTTAGGATTAGGTCCTCGTGCATACTCTAGCCCTCTAGCTATTCAAGCTACTCTTGAAAAACTTAACGGTGGAAACAAGCTCGCTGGAAAAGAAGCTATCTTGCCATCTGCTGCTGAACTGCGCCAGGATATGAAAGCTAATAAATGGACTCCAAAGATTCTTGCTGACAGAAACGGTGTATCTGAAGAAGAGATCAAGGCAGTCCTCGATGGTTCCGACAAGCCTACAGGCGACGGCTCCGGCACAGGCGACGGTGGCGACGGTGGCTCCGGCCCAGATGAACCACCAACTCCTCCTTCAGGCGACGGCGGTGACCCAGAAGACCCATCATCATTGTGGGGTTCAAAAAACTCTATTGAGAAGCCAGATGGAAAAACATTTGACATTATCCTAGCAGAAATGGACGAGCCATGGGATGATGATAAGACGATAATGCAACACGTTGTCGACCAAGCAAACGAGCTAGGCATACACGTAGGAATAAGTCCAGATAACTACGGAGGAGGCCTAGGGTTTGGTGATGAGCGAGTCGTTCGCTTTACATTCCCAGAAAAAACAGTATCTGAAGAACTTGCAAGAAAACTAATTGGTGATGGGCCTGACAGTGACGAAGACGGCATTCTTATGTCGAGACTTAGCACACAAGAAGACTGGGATGAAGCTCTAGCAGAAATTACCGCCGGCGGCCCAGATGAACCACCAACTCCTCCTTCAGGCGACGGCGGTGACCCAGAAGACCCATCATCATTGTGGGGTTCAAAAAACTCTATTGAGAAGCCAGATGGAAAAACATTTGACATTATCCTAGCAGAAATGGACGAGCCATGGGATGATGATAAGACGATAATGCAACACGTTGTCGACCAAGCAAACGAGCTAGGCATACACGTAGGAATAAGTCCAGATAACTACGGAGGAGGCCTAGGGTTTGGTGATGAGCGAGTCGTTCGCTTTACATTCCCAGAAAAAACAGTATCTGAAGAACTTGCAAGAAAACTAATTGGTGATGGGCCTGACAGTGACGAAGACGGCATTCTTATGTCGAGACTTAGCACACAAGAAGACTGGGATGAAGCTCTAGCAGAAATTACCGCCGGCGGCCCAGATGAACCACCAACTCCTCCTTCAGGACCAGGTTCAAACACTCCTGGATCAGGTTTTTCAGACTATGTTATTGATCTTGCATCTGGAAATAGATCTCCAGCTAATGATCTACAAGAACAATTAGACGAGGATGCAGAAAAGCTTGCTGTAGGCTTCATTGAGAACATCTATGAAGATGCCGGCGATGCGTATGAGCTGTCACAGGACATTAAGGACAATAAGCCAGAAGGCATGTCAGATAAAGAATTTATTGACGACGCCGCTGCTCAGATGCGTGAAAACTTAGAAGCAATCGTTGATAGGGCAATTGAAGATCGCAATGACTTTGTTGAGAGTGGTGACGAAGAGCCTGTTGACTTTGATAAAGAAGCTTTTATAAATACTGCTATCAAAAGATATAAAGAGCTCGTACAAGAAGAGTTAGACGGTATAAGAGAAGATGACGACGACGGCGGAGACGGCGACTTTGATTTTGACGACGACGGCGACGGCGACGGCGACGGACTTGGATTCACTGAGACAGAAAATGTCGTAGATGCCATTTATGACGCGGGTTTAATAAGTCTTAAAAACAGAAATGACATAATGCAGAAGTTTTCTGACATTATGCAAGATGAAGATCGTCAGATTGGTTTTGACGACATTGAGTCAGCTGTCGACGATCTCTATGAGAACGATAAGATCTCGCTCGAGGAACGCAATAACATCATGTCTAAAGCAACTGATGCGATTCAAGATGAAATGCCTAATGCAGACGCCGGCGGCCCAGATGAACCACCAACTCCTCCGTCAGGAGGAACGCCACCTAGTCCAGGCAAACCACCAGCAGGTATGAAACTTGATTTTGCAGATCCAGAGCAAGCTGCAGAAAATGCCGGACTCACAAAAGACACTCCATTCAAAGATATAGTACGAGCTTGGTTTGATCAAAATATTAAGCCTGTCGCACCTACAGCAAAACTTGACGCTATTGAAGAAGGCGGAATTATGCCAAGCGTAAGTATTTCTGCTGATAATGAAGAAGATCTTCTAAACGCTTTTAGAGTGTACTTCGGTGATGAAGAGGCTACGCTAGAAGATTTGCGAGATAGCTCAGAAGAGTACTCTGCCCCAGACACACGAGCAGCAGTAGGCAAAAAATACACTGTAGATTTTGCTATGGATCAAGAGGACTATGGGGATATTGGACTTAACCCTGATGAAGACTACACTTCAGAAGAAGTTGCAAATGCCTGGATTAAGACTAAAGGACTAGCAGGTAAGGTTACATTTGCCGGTGCGGTTGAGTCTAACGGAATGTGGCCTGAGATGTCATTCAACATACCAGATGAGCACAAGGATGCATTTGCTGAGGCGTACGGGTACGATTCTTGGAAAGACCTAAATGAAGATGCGCAATTAGAAGAAGGCGACAGCCCAGATGAGCCTCTAACTCCTTCCGATGAACAGTCTCAAGTAGATATCGCAAAAAAAGATTCAGACCTGCGCCCTCGCGAGGGATCAAGTACTGGCTTTGACTACAACGGTGGCGTGATGGTTTGGAGCAGTGACTCTCGCACATGGATGGTTCGTGATGGTGCACGCGACATAAATCTTGGCCGTGCAGCGACTGTTGAAGAAGCAAAACGTAAAATTGATGATTCAAGAAACGAGATATCGTCAGGTACTGGTGATGCCCCAGACGAGCCTCCAACTCCTCCGTCAGGCGGAACTCCACCAAAGACTCCAAGCCCAAACGTACCTTCAGCTCCAGGTCTATTTAACGGATTCAATGTTCCAGATGGAGCATTTAAGTTTAACACTGTAGATTACTCTCCAGAAGGTCGCATTGACGAGGCTAGCAGTGATTTTACAGACGATCCGCAGAAGCTAGCGATTAGGTTTACGCCACAGGATCTTGTTCAAGCTTTATCTCAAGCTATGCTTGGCAATTCTACAGATGCAGCGCTTGCAGAGATTCTTAACGCAAACGTAGATGATGACAACGACATCCTTGACCCTGCAGAGATTCAAGACAGTGTAAATATCCCGCAGGTAAACTTAGGAGTCCCTTCTGGTGCGGGACAGCTAGAGTTTAGCGCAGGCGCAGAGTTTGTACCTGCCGAGGCATTGTTCAACGCGATCTGGGAAGCTGGACTAGATCCTAACCGGGTGGTTGCGAATATCTATGACTCTGTAAACGGTAACAACAATAACCTTAATAAGCTTATTGATGCGCAAGGCGGCGTGCCTTCAGCTGAAGAGGCGCAACTTGTAGACGACATTGTTCAGGAGATTCGTCAACTTAAGGATGCATCTGCACCTGGAGATTCTCCGGTTGCAAATGAGAAGCAAACACCTTCACCAGACCCTCTACCTGGCTCACTTATTGAAAACATTCCAATTGACTTTGACAACCCTGACTACTACATTCCAAATACAGATGCATATGTACCTTCGCAACCCGACGTCGATGAGAACGGCTACACTGATAATCCAGAGATTCTTTCTGCCGACTACGAGGTTGCAGATCTCATCGAACAGATGCTTTCTGGTATCACCGATGGTTCAGGCGCGGCTCTTCTAGCGTTTGACAACATCACCGTTGAGGTTCCTATTGAGGCAATGCGTGATGCTATTCAATACCAGGACATTAACACCAATCAGATTCTTTTAGATCTTAAAAAAGAATCTAATGATATGGGAGATACAACACCAAGACTTCAGGCGCACTCACAGATAATTGCAGATCTTGTAGAGCAGACCGGAAACACCGTTGATGATGACACGGCTGACAAGATTCGCGATGTTATAAACGAAAAAGGACTTCTTGATTGGTCCGAGGCAGATGACGCAGAGATCATTGAGGCAATTACTGAAGTTGCTGGTCCTGGACTATTTGGAGAAGTTCCTACTCCAGCTGCTGAGCGTAGGTTCCCTCCTACAACAGGAGAGCGTCAAGCTACAGAAACTTCAGAAGTTGCTATTGACTCTCCTGAAAACGAAACTCCACAGTTTAACTACCCAGGTCCTCGTGAAGCTGGATACTCTGCCAATAATACTGTTCTTGATTCTAACGGAGCGGCGGTTGGCGCAGGAGCTCGCGTACAGGCGCTTTCAGACGGACGTGCAGGTACTATCTTAGCGGTACAAAACATTGACACAAAAACAGGTCGCGACGCAGACTATGTTCGCGTTCGTTTTGATGATGGCATGACTGCCGTACGCTCCGCGCGACAAGTCTTTGGAATTGACGCTGGTGCTTCTGTTACTCAAGGAGAAGGGCCAGGGCAGCTTCCACCGGCTCGTCGCAGAGCTGTTCCGCAAGATCCTACAGTGCGTCTTAACGAGCCAGCACCTCAAGGACTTCCAGTTATAGCAGGCAATGGAGACATACCTGGAGTTAATCTAGTAGATACTCCACAAGATCTTGTCGAGTTTACTAATCCTGATGCTAAGCAGTCTGATTACTTAGCGTGGGGTCTACGCGCACCTGAAGTTGCACGCGCTGGCCGTGAACGTGTCACTATCGATAACATTGCAGATTTAATAGCAAAAATAGATGTAGCAAAGAAAGCCTATAGCGCTACTAATAATGCAGATGAACGCGCTAAGATTAAACTTGAATATGAGCAAGACGATGAAAAGATAGAAACACTATTGAGAGATACTTTCGGTGTACGTGAGGGTACAACATTTGGAAGCAGAGGCTACACTGTAAGAAAAAACGCAACTGTAAGCTACGGCATGTACAACTCTGGAGAAATGTACGCCAGTATTCGATTTGCAATATTAGACAATACAGGAGTAGAAATTGGTACGGGAGATCGTAGTCTTCGAGGAAATAATGTAGAAAATCCTGATGGCACTACTTCGCAAGAATGGTACACAACAAATAGTGTTCTTCGCATACCAGATAAGAACAACCAAAAATCAGGATTTGCCGCAGCCTACAATAGATATATGGAAAACTGGTATATCGCAAATGGATTTAAGAAAGTAAAGGTACACGCGTACGCAGGTGCTGGCTGGGATGGCGGACTTGTCTGGGCGCTTAATGGTTTTATATGGGACGGTCCTAGCGAGGCTGGAAGAGTTCCAGGTATTCTTCGTAAGATGCTAAACGATGCAAGAACCACAGAAGAAGAAAAACAAATTATTAAAAACATGCAAGATAAAATGGCGGAGCTTAACCCTACAGGTAACTACACTCCAGATACTGTGCCTACGCCTCTTGAAATCGCGCAGATCGGCGCATATGCAGGAGCTAGCGAAAAAGCATGGTGGGCGGGCAAGCGAACAATGATCAATCTTGACTGGTATGGAGTAAAGAATCTTGATCCTGCCGCTACCGAACAACGTCAAGCTCTTAACTACAACCAAATACGTAACGCGCGAAAGAGAATAGCAGGTAACGTAAATCGTCCTAATGTTAGCCGTGAACTTGTCCTTACAACAAATAGCAACGAGTTTGCAGATGCTAACCCAGAGCTTAGACCGTATATCGACTATATTCGCGATGTGTTTAGAAGCAACCGTTCTCTAGCTGTTCTTTCTCCTGGAGCTAAAACAGCCTTAAATCGCTTTGCAGCTTCACAATTACTTAAAGGTGAAGATCGCACCGTTGGACTAGAAGATCTTATTAAACTACGTGTAGCGTTAGACGCTGAGTTTAAGGCTGATAATCCTCTTGCTACTTCAAATGATTTTGGAGTCGGTAGCCAGCTTCTAGATGTTTCAATGGACGATGTTCGCAGAAACAATGTGCCAGGCTTTACTATTAGAGAGCTCGGCATGTACGAGTCTGGTATTAACAGCACTTTTATTGTAATGCACAATGATTCAGGTCAAGTATTTTATATAAAGAAAGATTCGTACGCAACACAGTATCAATTAAATGGGCCAGGAGCTGAAGTACAGGCAGACGCTATGCTTCGTGCTTCAGGCATGGCCGCAGGGTATGAGACTCGAGTCAGCAGTGTAGACCCAGAGGTTTTGGTTATGCAACGCGCTGGAGCAGGTGTACCTCTTCTAGGCGAGCCTATGACAGCAGCTAATGCGCTTAATACGATGTCCGTCAGTTTGCCTGATGGCAGCACTGTACGAGTAAACTCACAGAACTTTATGGATCTTCTTCACACGCCTGAGGATGCTATTAGAGTAATGCTAGTAGATCTTATAATCAGTAATACAGATCGTCATAACGGAAATCTTTTACTTGCAGTTGATGGAACAGATGCAGGAAAGATTAGAATTTTGCCTATTGATCATGCCTTGTCTGCATTTAGCCCTGGCACTGAAAGAGTACAGTATACTGTAAATGAGATTTTTGATAACGGAAACGATAATCTTTACGGAATGGCAATGCCAGTTCTCACTAAGCGTCTTAAGCAAGATGAGCTTCTAGCGTTATTTAGAAATGAAGCAAACGCCATAGTAGAAGGACTAAATAATCCAGCAAATCTTCCTACAGGGAGAGAGCTCGATCTTATAATTTCTAATTTTGGAAGCCTAGATGCATATCGTCAGAAGATCCAAGAGCGTATTGATTCTCTTCTCAAGCCTGACGGCGAAGGCTATCAAACATTTTTAAGTACACTTAAACCCGGCTACTGGACTCAACGATAAGGAAAATACAAAATGATAAAAGTAATTCGTGCGTTTGATATGAACGACAAGACACACGCCTTTTCTGTTGTAGCAACCGACAAAGGCTTTAAGTACATCTTCCTAGACGATAAAGAAGCTATCTTTAATCCAGGCAAGCGAGTTCAACTTGTTCTAGATGTTGTTAAAAAGGATAAGAAGTCTTTTACGGTAGATGACTACCTTAACCTAGCTAAGTACAACCTAAGTAACTATTACTTCTCTGCCCCCGTTGAGGAACCTAGTGAGAAGATTGCTATCAAGAGTGAAAAACTTAAGATGGAAAAGAATAAAGAGACTGAAAGTACAGAAAAGATGTCTAATAAGTCTGCCGAGCTTACTCGTAGATCTTTAGATATAGAGCAAGTTTTTCTAGACTTTCCAGAGCTGTACGAGCAACTTATATCTGATGACCCAGACCAGGAAATTACTGCATCTGGTATGCCAGAGTTTATGTTTGCAGCCTTAGGTTCAGTTGATCCTAATGGACCTTACTCAAGGCTGTTAGATTACCTAGATGAGCAGCCCGGTAGTAACGATGAGACAGGGAAGAAATAATATGGATATCGTAGGAAAAAATGGCTCGCGCGTTTTGTTCTCGAACGAAGACAGCGGAGTCATCATCGATGTCGATGACAATACGGTAGTAGACTCCGGATCTCTTTCAGCGCTTATTGCCTCTGCTAAGTGGGATAACGACAGCATAGAGTTTAACGAGTCAACTGCAGAGCTCGCGCAGGCTGCGTTGACGACATTGGACGTAAGCATTATTTCATCTGCTGGTCGTATGTATACCATTCCTAAAGGCGCCCAGGAGGAAGCTAAGCGCGGTCTAGAGTGGCGTAAAGAACACAACCGTGGAGGAACACCTGTAGGTGTCAACTCTGCACGTACACTTGCGAAAGGTGGCCAAATTGGAATTGAAAAAGTTCGCCATATTGCTAAGTATTTTCCTCGTCATGAAATTGATAAGAAGGCGACGGGCTATCAGCCAGGCGAGAAGGGCTTTCCTTCTCGTGGGCGTATTGCGTGGGCTCTCTGGGGCGGAGACGCGGGATGGAAATGGGCGCAGGCTATCGTCGAGCGCGAGAACAAAAAAGCATTAAGAGCTGACGGCTACACAGATCACGGCTACGAGGAAGATCAATACACCTACGCCACAGACACAAGCTATGACGCAGACGTTGATGCATTTAAGGTAGCGGCAGCCACCGATAATGGAGCAGTTGAATTTATTGCCCGTATGCGTATGGACGGCTCAGGTATTGACCGTCTTTACAAGGTAGACGAAGCGTACAACGTTTCAGTGTGGGATGCAGGATTTTGGCACTCTATGCCGGAGACAAACTCTGACTTTGCAAGCTATGACCTAGCACTTGATAATCCAGACGACACGGCTGAAAAAACACACGTTGAGATCGACGCAGAATCTGCGCTCTTTATCTCTGCCTGCCTACAGGAAAACCCAGGGCACTACATCTCGTTGTTTGATATTAACTACGATGAAGCAGACATGATTCTCAAGGCCGCGTCTGAGCTTGACTACACGTTCATTGACAGAGTTGTTACCGCCGCGGCGGACGCTCCAGTTCCAGGAGATGGAAACTACACTCCTGAAGAACGTGCGCAAAACGCACAAAAACAAGTACGCGATAAGACCGGAAAGTTTTCAAAGGTTGGCTCACGCGTAGTTATCGGTGGAGACACTGAAAAAGGTACAGGAAACATTATTGCCCTTGATCCTGCAAGACAAAGCGTGCGTGTTCAGCTTGATTCTGGCAGCGTAGTTGATGTTCCAGCTAACGCAACGGAATCAGAGGTTACCGCCGCGCCTACGTCCTCAACGCAGGCGCCAATTGAATTTGAAGGATTAGATACATCAGGAATTCTTGGTGAGCCAAGAGTTCCTATTGACCGTCCTAACGCAAGAATACCTGGAACTCTTCCAGCCCTATCGCCTGAAGATCTTGGAAAGATGATGGGTGACTGGCCTGCGTGGGTTAAGTCACAGCGAGATGCATTTAATCCAGCAAAGACTTCTGTACCAGATGCGCCTAAGCCTGTTAAAACAATTACTGGAAAAGATCAACTTCCGAATATTCAAAAGCCAGCGTATCTAACTGAACTTGAAGAGTTAACTGGAGCTAAATTAGAGTTTGACCCGTACAAGCATCCACTGCTAGAGCCATTCTTAAACAAGAAGGTTCAAGGATCTGACGGCAAGTACTACTACCCAAACAAGATGTACTACCAGCCAATTATTCGTGGTAGCGCGGAAAAAGCTGGTAAGTCTAAGGAAGTAACACCTGCTAACAGCGACGTTCAGCCTTTGTTCTTTGCTATTGTTTCTCAAGATGATCCAGGCGCGGTGCTAGAGCTCGTGTCACTCGTACCTGCAAGCTCTACCTCTACAGACCCTATGACATATATCCGCAAGGATAACAAGTGGACTCGTGAAGAAGCTATCCTAGCGGATCTTAACTCTCCAACTCCTCCACCGGTAGTCCCACTAGACGGAGAATCTCTAAAGAGTGTTATCGAGCAGGTTGACGGTATCATTCCTCTAGTATCTTCTGGATACAGCGACTCCGAGATTATTACAGTTCTATGGGGCGCTAATGGAAACGTCATGGTGATGACCGCTGCTGGTGGTGCAGACAGAAACCGCGGAAACGCTGAAACACTTCGCCGCTACTGGACTGTAGGAAAAGGCGCGCTAAAGATTCGCTGGAACACACCTGGCGATTGGACACGTTGCTATAGAAACCTAAAGAAGTACATGGGTCCACGAGCTAAGGGATATTGTTCCCTACGCCACCACGAAGTAACAGGTATGTGGCCTGGAGATAAAAATAACCCAGGGATGAAAAAAGGAGCATTTGCCATCGACGGTATCAACTCATATGAAGATGTATTAGCAGCTTCAACTCTATCGGCAAGAGCAGCAGATGCTCGTTCGCGGGTTATCACTGCAGGCGCAGAGATTATCCCAGTAGACGGCGGAGCATTTAGAATCCCTCTTGTTATCCCTGAAGATCTTGAATCAGGTGACGGTCGTAAATTCAAGAAGGGCGCGATTGAGATTCGTGAGCTTCCACTTCCTTTGATGTGGCAGATCAAGACAGACGAAGGACATAACGGTTCGGTAGTCGTTGGTCGCATTGATTATATGGAACGTACTGAAAATGGTATTGGAAATGCCACCGGAGTCTTTGACTCGGGTGCCTACGGACAGGAAGCTGAGCGCCTCGTGCGTGAAGGCTTTATCCGTGGTGTTTCCGCTGACTTGGATCAATTTGAGGCAAGTCAGCACACAGCTGAATTATCTGAAGATGAAGATGCTGGTAAAATTGGAACCGACAAGCTCATGATTACTCATGCGCGTGTCATGGCGGTAACTCTAGTGCCTAAACCGGCATTTCAAGAGTGCCAAATCTACCTTGTCAATAATGACAAGAAACAGGAGGACATCGTGGTTATTCCAGACGGAGTATACGCAGATGAAATGGATCCGGTAGAAGCGTCAGCTATCGTTGCGTGTGGGCTAGTTGCTGGATCTATACCAGTCACACCTCCGCGCTCATGGTTTGACAATCCTAAACTACGTCAGGCAACGCCTTTGACAGTAGATGAAGACGGTCGCGTGTTTGGGCACATCGCCGCGTGGCATGTTGACCATATCGGAATGTCCTTTGGAACCCGTCCACCGCGCTCAAAGAGCAAGTACGCCTACTTCCACACAGGAGTTGTTCGTACAGATGACAATACAGATATTCCTGTAGGTCAATTAACATTAGCAGGAGGCCACGCCTCACTAGAAGCATCAGCATCTGAGGCTGCTCGTCATTATGACGATACAGGCTCCGCAATCGCAGATGTTCACGCTGGAGAAGATGCCTTCGGTATCTGGGTCTCTGGCGCTCTTCGCCCAGGCACATCTCCAGAGCAGGTTCGCGCGCTTCGTGCGTCTGCACCTTCTGGCGACTGGCGTCCAATCAAGGGACAACTTGAGCTCGTTGCCGTATGTCAGGTGAACGTTCCAGGGTTCCCTATCGCACGGGCTCGTGTAGCCTCAGGCGCGGTTATGGCATTGGTTGCGGCAGGTGCCCAGGTACTTGCACGCATGAAGTCAGATCCGGTCACAGAATTAAGCTCTAGAATTGAAAAACTGGAGCAGTTAGAAAATGCGCAACTTTCTGCAAAAGCGGATGTCGCAAAGGCAAGGTTTACCGAAGTTCGTGAAGAGAAGGAAGCTCAGCTTTCAATTAAGGCTGCTGAAGCCTACGCTCGTATCTACGGTGCTCCTAAGTATGAGGATAACTTTGGATATATCTCACGCGAAAAGCGTCAGAAGCTAGCCAAGGAAGGCAAGGCTCTTCCAGACGGTTCGTTCCCTATTACTAACCTTGATTCCCTAAAGGATTCAATCCAAGCGTACGGTCGTGCTAAGCCTGGAAACAGAGCAGCTGTTCGTCGCCACATCTCAAAGATGGCTCGTAAGTTTGATCGCCCAGATCTCATCCCGGAAAACTGGAAATCACTCTCTACGGTAGACGAGGACGTTGAAGATCTTCGTTCACGTCTAGCCCAGTTTTCTGCCAAGCTAGGCGATGATATGGGAAAAACATTAGCGGTTGAGACTCAAGAGCAGGGTAAATACACCCCTGACACTCAACCGCGTGATGAAAAAGGTAAGTTTCGTGTAGTTCTAGCGCGTATCAAGCAGGATCTTGGTGACGCAGGATTACAGGATGTAGTACAAAAGGTATCTGAGGCAGAGCAGCTTAACGAGGTTGGTAACTATCAAGATGCAGCTAAGGCTGCCAACGATGTTATCGGTATCGTAGACAGACTAGACGCTGGAGCCCTAAACCCACAGGCAATAGAAAATGTTCGCTCCTCGGCAAAAGCTCTAGGTGAGGTTATTGCTAACCTTCCCCTACCGTTTGGGAGTGAAACGGAGAAGGTTCGCTATAGTGATCTTCCTCCAGCTTTAAAAAATCTTATGGACGATATGCTGTCACGAGTGACAGACAAGATCGGTGCAAAAGACGCTGAAGAGGCAACCGTGGGCTTACGGTCCTTTATGTCGGGTGGAGACTACTTTACTCAACAGGAGATTTCCTCTGAGTTAAGTAAACTTCTTCGACTATTAACCTAGAAAATATAATGTATTATTCAATCTAGGTGGAGTGCCTTAACGCAACCGCGTCTAAGTCCCTCGGCCTTGACTGATTAGCGAGATGAACTAACTAATCTTGTTCATCATGACTGGCCCAGAGGAGGGACAGTGGACCAAATTAAAACAATGCTTGACACCCTGACTGAGCTCAACGAGGAACAACTCGGAGATCTACAGACAGCCATCGTCAATGAGTTTGAAACGGTTGAGAAGGAAGATCCTACCCCTCAGACAGTAGACGCCATGACATCACTAGCCGATATGCTTGACACCGTTCGCGGTGAAATCAAGGGTCGCGCAGCTGCAGCTGAAGAGCTTGCAGCACGTGCTGCAGAAGCAGCAATGCGTGTTAAAGGCCAAGAAGATGCTCCTGCAGAAGATGCTCCAGAAGGCGAAATGCCTGCTGAAGAAGCTCCTGTTGAAACTGAAGAGAAGCCTGAAGAGGCTCCTGAAGAAGAGAAAAAGGAAATGCCTATGGCAGCGTCAACATCTGTGGAAACAGGATCTGAGCTTTCAACCTCAGTAGAACCAACAGAAACAACTGAGACTGAACCAGCAGCTGAGGCTGCTGTAGAGGTCGAAGCTGCTGCAGAAGCAACAGTCGAGGCAACTCCACAAGCTGAGCTTTCAACAGTAGAAGAAGTACTAACAGAATCGACCGAACCTGAGGTTGTCGCAGAAGCACCTGCTGAAGAAGCAGTTGTAGCGTCAGTTGAAGAAGAGGTACCATCAACAGAACCAGAAACAATCGAAGCGCCAATCGCGCAGGAAGATCAGGAGGCACCAGTGACCGCCGCCGCAAACAACGAGTTGGACGCTTTAATCGAAGCTCCAGCTGATCGCCGCCCTGTTGCTCAGGTATCAGCTGCTGCAGTGGCAATCACTGCTGGCGCTGACATTCCTGGCTACACAGCTGGCAGTTCAATTGACGATATGAGTGGAGTTGCCGAAGCAATGGCAAAGCGTATCCACACACTACGTCGTGTAAATGGTGGAGATGGAGAGCAGCACATCGTTGCTTCTGTCACCACTAAGTTCCCAGAAGAGCGCACTCTTACGCAGGATGCAGAAGCTAACTGGAACAAGATCCAATCTGTAGTCGGCCCAGAGGCACTTGTTGCATCTGGCGGACACCAGGCTCCATTCGAAACTAAGTACGACATCTTCGGTCTTGGCACAGCAGTACGCCCAGTTCGCGATTGCCTACCTCGTTTCCAAGCAGATCGTGGCGGTATCCGCTACATCGTTCCACCAGTTCTATCTGACTACGGCTCAGCCGTGGGCATCTGGACTGCTGCAAACGATTCAGCAGAAACACCATCACCATCAGCTAAGCTAAGCTTGACTGTAGCAGCAGCATCTGAGACAACAGTCTCAACAGACGCTGTAACACTACAGCTACAGTTTGGTAACCTTCTAACACGTGCATATCCTGAATTGATCGCTCGTCACAACGAGCTTGGTCTAATCCAGCATGCACGCGAGGCTGAAGGCAACCTTCTAACAAAGATCGGCACAGCATCAACAGCTGTTACATCAACATCTGTTGTTGGTCTTGCTCGTGACTTCCTAGTCCAGCTTGGCCGCGCTGCAACAGCATACCGTTCACGTCACCGCCTAGATGCAGATGCGCCACTTCGCGTTATCATGCCAGCGTGGATCAAGGACGCAATGGCTGCTGACTTAACTCTATCAATGCCTGGAGATTCAACTCTCAATGCATATGCAGAGATCGAAGGCTACATTGCATCACGTGGTATCAACGTATGCTACTCACTCGACATCGCTGGTGGAACAGCAGCATTTGCTGCTCAAGACACTGGCGCAATGAACGAGTTCCCAGATACATTCATCTGGTACATGTTCGCTGAAGGTTCATTCTTGTTCCTTGACGGCGGTACAATGGATCTCGGAATTATCCGTGACTCAACACTCGTTGGTACAAACGACTACAAGATGTTCGTTGAAACCTTCGAGAACGTTGCAAAGGTTGGCGTTGAATCTCTCAAGGTGACATCAACAATCAACGTAAACGGTACAGCTTCTGCACTACGCGACCTACTTGGTGGCGCAACAGCAGCTACAGTCGAATACTAAAATTCGATAAGTCGTGGAGGGAGCGCTCAGCAATGGGCGCTCCCGATACGAAGAACAACATAGCTAAAACCAACTTTTAAGTTAGGAAGTACATTCAAGATGGCCTTTACGGGAGTATTTGAAGCACCTGAGATTGTGGGTGCTAATTTTGGTCTACTTGGCTGTGTTAAACCTCAGACTAATTTAGACGAAGATCAATGGGTACGCGGCTTTTCACAGTACTGGGACAGCGGAGTATATTCCGCTAAAAACTGGGATGATACAGACACAACTTCATCTACAATTGTAAGCAACGCAACACCTGCTCGTTATCTAGAAGTTAAACCATTTTTTGTTGAGGTTGAGGACTATCGCTCAACTCTAGGTCTACTTGGTATAGACCATATTGAAAGACTTAAGCGTCAGTTAGAGTGTATTACGCAAAAAGCTCTTGAAACAGAGCTGTGGGACGGTGCAGTTCGCATTGGCGCTAGCCATGCAAATCGAGCACTAGTAGATCCTGCCGCTACGATACTTAACTCAGGTACAGCATTATCCGCTCGTCGCGCACTAGCGCTTCTTGAGCAGACAATTGGAGAATCTTCAGCGTGCGGAATCCAAGGAGTCATTCACATGACACGCGACGTTGCGGCGCTTGTTGCAAGCTCTAATCTAGTCTACCCTTCAACTGGCAGCAGTGACACCTTCCTTAGAACTGTTGGTGGAACTCCTATAGTGATTGGTTCTGGCTACTCAGGGGCAGGTCCAACCGACGCGGCAGACGCCACGGAAACACCAAGCGCGACAAACAAATGGATGTACGCGACAGGAGACGTCAGGGTCATTCTTGGCGATATTGACGTTGTCAACGATAACCTAGCCCAAGGCTATGACGTATCAGGCAACGCGAACAACATGCTTCTTAAGGCAATCCGCCCGGCAGCAGTATACTTTGACTCGTCTGTTCACGCAGCAGTCAGGATCGATCTAACCGCGTAAAATATACGTATTAGCAGACAGTTATACATCAAAAATAAGGAGAAAAACAAACAATGGCAACTCAAGAATACGCCGCCAGTATTCAGGGCGTCTCAATTCGAGTAACTCGACTTGACGCGTCTGGTAACCTCCTAAATGAGCCTGGCGACAGCTACACAACATCTGCATTCATGCGTCTTTCATTCACACCAGAATATGAAGAAGGCGATGAAATTACAGAAAAAGGCGCTAACGGCGCTGTCTGCGTAACATACAAGTCTCCAGATACGCTAAAGCGTATCACAATGGAACTTGCAATCTGCGAGCCAGATACAGAATTAACGCAGCTTCTTTCAGGCGGTCTATTGCTTCGTAAGAACCTTGGAACATTTGCTACACCAGATCGCAAATCTGTTGGTTGGTCTTCTCCTGCAACAGGTGATGATCCTGCAGGTAACGGTGTTGCTATTGAGACATGGTCACACGCAATCATTGACGGCAAGAAGGCAGCAACACTTCCTTACTTCCACTGGGTATTCCCATACGCAAAACTTCGCCTTTCAGGCGACCGCGTAATTGAGAATGGTTTGCTTGCAAATACATTCGAAGGTTACGGACTTGGCAACACAGCATTCTCAATGGGCTTAGATGATCGCTGGGAATTCCCAGTTGCAACAGAGCGCCCATACTCATATGCTCGCAATGCTTGGGCTCCAACAGGCCGCAAGGGCTTCTACACATGGCACGGAGATATCTCAAAGACAATCTCTAACTCACAGCGTACTGGCACGACTGCTACAATCACTACCTCAACGGCTCACACCTTTGAGGTTGGTGATACAGTAACAATCTCCGGTACAAACGGAAATGCTCCTTTGCATGGTACATACACAATCACAACTGTACCAACAACAACAACCTTCACATACACAACAGCAACAAGTGGAACAATCACTTCTGCTGCAGATACTGGAACAGCTCTAGTACCTACAAACTCACGCGCGGTCACTGACTTTGCGTCAGAAGGTTCAACTACAGCTTATAACGTTCCTGGCAGCTTGGACTATAACGCTGATAACGACGTAGACTTCATCATTGCGTCTACAGAGGATCCAACCTCTTAATAATAGAATGTGAGCGGCATGCCGATGTGTTACCACCAACACAGGCATGCCGCTCCTTTATTAAGATCTACATTAACGACGATTAGACAGGACAGATAAGTGTCAAACCTTTGGGTTAACGTTGAAGAACTAGATATCTACGCGGATCATGAATACGCGTACGAGGCCGTTAAGGTAGCGTCTCAACTTCTATGGTCTATGTCTGGTCGCAAGTATGGTGGAATCAATACAGTTACAGAAAAATATGTATGCGCGTCACGTGCGTATCGTCTAGGCGCCTCTGCTCGTAACTACACGCCGGAACTTGTCGCCGGCGACATGTATAACCTTCCTTTTGATGAATTTGACGACTACGCCGAGCTTACAACAGACGGTATGTCACCTTCTACACGTCTACGCCTACGCGGACGGCCTGTAGTTAAGATCGACGC